AGCTGAGAAATAATTAGCGTGAAGGTTATCAGCAATCTGTGTCAGCTTAGGTGTGGTTGTGCTGTTAGTCCAAGGTAGTTTATTATTAGATGTAGTACGAGTATCAGTAGCATATAAATAGTTACGCAGTTCTTTCCACTCTTCAATTTTCTGTTGACGAGAGTTATTCCACGTAGTCCAACGATCAGCAATATCTGAGGCTATTGCGTGAGGTTCGATAAGTGTCTCAAGGTCAATCGTTGTTCCAGACATTAGAAGGAAACTCCACCAAATCTTTGATTAAACTGTACTACGTTATCTGTGTTTCTGCGTACAGTGCGAGAGGGTTTTACTGCCATGTCCACCACAGATGCTAAGGCATCAATTACATCATCGTGGGGTGGATTACGAAAAGATAACTCTTCTTCAAGTATTTGAGTATTACCGCCTCTGTAGTGCCATATAGCCATATTATCATAACGAGGTTCTAATATAGAAGCTATACGTTCTTGTTTATTGCCTTGGTTCTTATTAGGTCTGTACTCGTTTATACTAATGGCTAGGCCGTGTTGTTTGATTAGTTCTTTTAATTGTTTAACGATAGCCATCTGAGCTACAGTTGTTTCAGCCCTTAGTTTACGAAAGGACCATTTGGTTGACAACTGAAGGATATGCTCGAAGTATTCTGTAATCCTATCTGTTTTAAACCTATCAATATCTAAGACATAAATGTTATTGTCAGCATCTATTCCTATGACAACAATAGCTGTATAGTCGGCTCTTTTAGACAAACTAAATGCGAAGTCAACTGCTGCATATACATTTAGTCTTTCATCCCTAAAGTACCAGTAACCGTTTTCTTGACGTAAATGTTTCCTGTCGAAGTACTGAAACTTTTCTTTACCTACAGGAACATTGTCAGGGTCAGATGGATCGTTGTAATACTGTGCTCGGTATTGACCCTTATCCAAGTACTTGCCTCGTTTTTTAGCAAGAATTGAAATATCGAACCCAAACCATTTACCGTCTTTACGTTGTTGTCGAGGCCAAAGGAACTCCCCTGTTCCATCACCCCTATCTTCTACTGGTTGCTCAAAGGTTTCGTAAATACTTTCTTCACCTATTTGATTACCGTCTTTATCGAAGACCTCTTCAACCATTTGCTGCAAGTCTTGGTACAAATCAGAAGGATGATACCTTGTACCTACGACCCACTCTTTAGCTTCAGCACCTTCAATAGACGAAAGCAAAGAGTACTGACTTTTAACTTTATTGCGTCCTTCACCTGTGTAAGCATTTTCATACACCACGACATCATCCAAGACAGCGATGTCACAGTGTAGTCCCGTAAGCGATGTAGTAAGCCCACCAGTAAAGATCGAAGGGTCACGAACATTTTCTTTCTCCCTGAGTGGGTGGTCAAGCATTATTTCTGAGCCTGTCCACTTTTTTCTCTTACCTTCCTCTTCGTGTACATGGTCAGGCCAATACATACGATATATCTTAGAGGTTAGTATATTTTTAATAAACCCTAATTGTTTTTCAGCTAGGTTGGCTGTAGCTGATATATAAAGTATTCTAAGGGTTGGGTCTTTAGTTAGTTCCCAAGCTACTCTGTAAGCTACTAATCTTGATTTACCGTGATCCCTTGGAAACAAAAGAAGTTGGAAAGGTTTAGCATCTTGTCTTGTCCACCACTCGCAAACGTCCTCATGGCACTGACCTAATACTTGTTCTGGTGCAACTAAGTTAATGAAAGTAACTAAACTTTCTTCTGCTGCTTGCTTTATCTGTTCTAGGATAGCCATAAGTATATCACACTTTTAAGTAGTTGTCAAGTCTTTTTATTGCTCAGTGTCCTTATTTGCCATCTTTTCCACAGAATCTCTTATAGCTTTTATATTTTCATCCATACGTCCGAGGGTTACAGCCTGACTTTGAACAACCTTTTCTAAGGCTTCTATCCTAGTTTCATGCCTAATAAGTTCACGTTGATTGTTTTCTATATTATTATCTAGGCTTGACACATACCACACAAGAGCAACTGTTTGTGCAATAATACCAAGTATAAAAGAAATAGGTACAGATTTACTTAAATGCCAACCATCAGTCATATTTATTCTGCCTCTAGTGCTGCGACTTTAGTTTCAAGTGTTTCTATTTTTGTGATTGCCTCTTGCAGGGCTGCGGTAAGAAGTGGTACAAGTTTAGACTGATCAATCCCTTGCATTACTGGGATTGTTTCACCCTTATCGTTTAACTTATTATCACCGACAGAAACACCATCTGGTAAATCATCGTCATCTTTCCAAACTTCTACTTCATCTTTTGTTCCGGCAACTGCCTCTGGCACAACCGTTGCAGCCTCATGTGCTAAAAAGCCATCTACATTTGCACTATCTTCTTCATCAGCAATCCAGCTAAAACGCTTGGGAGATAATTGTTTTACTCTTGTTATGCTATCTGTAATATCTGTTACGTTTTCTTTAAGACGATAGTCACTTGAAGTATTATAAGCCGTACTTGAGCTACTAAGTGATATATCTCCAACAGCTACAGCTTGCCTAAAAAACTGCATAGTAGCGCCATCACCATCCCTACCCACTTTAACAGCAACACCGCCATCACGATGAAAATGCGAACCACCTGACCCATTCAACATAACTTGAGGAACGTGGTTTCCTATCGGATTTGTATTTGTTCCACCGACCAAAAGATTGCCACTTGCGTCCAGCCGCATCCTCTGTGAGCCACCTGTTTCAAACACAATTTTACCATCGCCAATTTCAATATCTTCGTTGCCGTCATGGCTTTGAAGTTGCACAACGCCGCTTGAATGTATGCCCTTGAATATAAAGTTGGTTCCGCTATTTTGGATTGCGCCAAGACTTGTGCCATCCTTGCGGAAGTTTGCAATATTTCCGTCGCTCCCAATCCTATTTAGCTCTATCGCTGCGGCAGAGGCTGCAAACCCTGCATAACCCTCCGACCTGACGACCGCACCTGACCCACTAGACAAACTCCAAGGTGTAGTGCTTGTGCCGCCGACCGTGAGATGCCCACTACCATCCACTCTAAGTTTAGAAGTGCCATCATCACGAATATCAAAGATGTAATTTGGGGCTGTGCCTTGTGCATCCACGACCATAACATTAGAATTATTATCGCCTTTAACATTCAGTTTTGTAAAAGGGGTTTCGTTAATACCCACGTTGCCAGAACCATCAACGGTTACAGCATCGCCAAGTTGGGCAAGTTCAAATGCTTTGCTTGTCATTCTATTCTCCTAGCAAAGTAGCCAAGTCCAATGCCTTTAACGCATCAGGTGTGCTTGCTCCTGCAATACGACTGTCATCCGTGATGTCACGAAGAGTTGCCTTCTGTGTGGCAATAGCATCTGCGCCAGAGCCAGCTTCCAGAGCCTTCATGTAAGACACATCTAGTGCTTCTAAACGTGGCTTACGTTGAGCACGAAGGTTGTCCTTGTGGATGTCCTTGGCCTTTGCCATGTCCACCTCAATGGCAGCCTCGTTGAAAGCCCAAGCCTCACGAAAGGTACGATCTGATGGAACGGTTAGAGATGCCGCATCACGAACATCCCCGTTTATGTTTATGTACGTTGTTGTCATGCTGCAATTCTCCAAGCATTTCTAAAGCTGCGGTCGGTTGGTATTAGTTCAACAGGAACGATCCGCATTACCGTCCGATTGCCTTTGTAATCTCGCCACACAGAGGGGCAGATGTCTTTCATTATAAGATACTCCACAGCCTCTTCTTCGCTCATAGGGCCAATGGGTTCTGCGTATGGATGCTCTTTGGGCTGTCCATCAGGTACAAGTCTGTCACGCTGATAAGTGTCAATGGGTGGCAAAATGTTGCCCTCTAGTGCCGCAGACAGCCAATTTGGATCAGGCACTAATATCTTGGCTGGCTCATCAGGTGCGGCAGGGTCTTCAAAGACCACACGATACTTGCTCTGGACAGGCGCAAGGCGTGACTTGGCTTCTGCTAGTCTATCCCAGAGATGCGTCATGCTAAGTCTCCGTAGATTGCGGAAGAATTAACACTCCCGTCTTTTGCGTCCCTTGAACTTAGCAAATAATAGTATGTACGCCAGTTACTTGTCGCTTCTGAATATCTACCCAACCCATCGTCATTAACAAAACCACCCGAATTTGTTTGAACATAGTTTGTGTTAGCCATAGCGCTAGTAAAAGTGTGTGTAATATCTCCAGTACCTTCATCGGTTATGCTGCTTACATTTTGGCTATCTCTCAATGCGATTGTACCTGTGCCATTTGCATTAGCCCAAGCCTTTGCAGACCCATTGGTAACATAAGTAGTGGCTACAGTTGTTGTGCCATCGTTGAGGTTGGATACTTCTAGTGTACTCATGCCATATCTCCATGTGCTGAAAAGTTGGCATACACTGGATTAGTTCTTGCGCTTCCTTGTGTTACTACAATTCTGGCTGCACTCGCTGTGTACGCTGTTCCGTAATCTTTGTTAATCTCATTACTATCATTTGAAGCAAGCTGTTCGCCTGTCGTATTTATGATGTAGTTTACATTTCCCATATTATTAGAAAAAGTTACCGTGTAATCTCCTGTGCCATTGTCAGTAAGACTAGCAACATTCATACTATCTCTAGCAGCAATAGTGCCTTGACCATTGAAATTAACCCAAGCACCAGCAACCCCTGAGACTGGACGACTAGCTGTTTCACCTGTGGCTTTGATGTTTGTGACTATGATTGTACTCACGCTAAGTCTCCAAATACTGTTACATTAACCCCGCCATCATTTACAGCGTGAGAACTTATATCATAAACATGAACCAGCACTTGAGACGTATTGTTAAAGGTAGCAGGGCCAGCCCTATCTTGACCAGAACGTACACTCATGTTGACGACAGAATTATTATCTGATTGCATCGCATTTGCTAAATTGTAAGAGTAATCGCCTGTTCCATTATCAACCCCGCTTGAAACTCCAAAAGTTCCATTTATTGACGCATCAGAAGCCCCATAAACCCAAGCCTTCGCAGCACTTTGCTTCGTCAGCGTAATCGGCCCAGTGCCAGCCGCATCACTTATTGTTGTTGCTCTTACCTCAGACAATAGACAAGTTCCCCCCTGATGTGACGGTCAGAGTAACCCCACTTGCAACGGTTATCGGCCCTGCTGCTGTGGCGTTTTCATCTGCGTCTATGGTAACGTTTGTGTTTAGGGTTTGCTCATTAATACGAAAGATGTCACCTGCACCTGATGCAGCACCGACTGTTCCACGCTCACCCTTATAGTAACCACCGCCCGACGATCCGCTTTCAAATGTCGTGTAAGCAACAACTTCTACATAATCACCAACAGTCAGGCCAGAAGCCATGACAACATCTGAGCCATTGGAAGCTGTGTAGTCAGTGCCGTTTTTCAGATGCACACCGTTCACATAGACATCTAAGAACGATGGAGTATAGCCTGTCGTGGCAAAGGTTGTCTGCGATGCTGTAGCTGTGAAGACATCCCTTGTCTGTGAAGCCTGTGGGACTGGTGTTGTGCCTATGTATCCTGACATTATTCAGCTTCCCTCTGACTGCGTGTTTTGTAATCAGATCGGGCTGTCACAAGTGCAACAAAATCTGCCTTGTTCGACGGGATTGGATCAGTGAAACTTTCATCGTTCATTAAACGAGTAGTCCAGTCCTGTTGCATCCGCTTCCAACAGTTATCTTTTTTGCCTGTGACTGCATCCTGCACCCACTGGTTAATGTCTAACAGGTCGTTCAGCATCACGGCTTGATCGGTGTCATCTATTGTTACTGTTATAGTTAGTGTTGCCATTTGCTTTCTCCGCTATGCGACCAAGTAACCAGAGAACTTGGTTGTTGCATTTATATCTGTTTGGGCATTGCCGTTAGCTCCCATTTCGATGCCAACGTAAGCTGTATCATTTGCGTCCATGTCAGCGAGGATTGACGAATTGATAAACATATACCCATTATCCTGTCCGTAATCGGGGTCAAAGATTGAGTAATAACCTCTGTTTGATGTAGCTATCCAAGCCTGATAATAATTTGCGGCACTGTCCAGATTGTCTAGGTATAACATGAGGCTCAACTGATACTTGCCAGTCACGGGTGCAGTAAAAGCATTGCTTGAAAAGTTACTACCTTGGTCAAAAACTTCTGTGTCAAATGTGACGGTGGCTGTCCCAACGGCGATG